CGTATAGTGCCTATACATCACTCTATCCGCCCCCTGGTCGAAAATCGTCTTAATTCTGACGGTTGTTTATTAACCGTCAGTAAGAGTACATTTCGGAAGCAAATGTATGCATATCTCGAATCTGTGGGAATAGATCGACACACTCCTCATGACTGCAGGCACACGTTTTCAGCTTTGTGTGAGAAATACAAGGTAAATGAAAATGACAGAATGAGGTTGTTGGGGCATGCATTCACAGATGTAACGAACAAAACATATGGCCATAGGACTATTAACGAATTAAGAGACGAAATCGAAAAAATCAAAATTCCAATTTGTGACTAACTTGTGACTAACCGCCCCTGCTTATTAGTATTTCATACTATCTAACATAGGCTTTCAAATGTCATACAAACCCTTATTTTACAAGGTATACACCCGTTTTTCTTTATATTTACTGCTTTTGCAAATATATCGAATTTTTAATAAATTCTTAACCAAACATGCTTTAAACCCTAGTATTTCCGTTGCGTTTGTGACTAACGTGTGACTAACCTAATGATACCAATTGCATTGATTGTTGTTTATTTTTATCCAAGTAAGAGAGATGATACAATATAGTTTAAAGGCTGGCGGATACATTCTGTCAGCCTTTTATGTCTGGTAATAATGCAACAAATAACATAAACTGTCGAAAAACATCTAGCCCTATTTCTTGCGCATCCTCGCGCCGGGAGTTATAATGCAATTATAGAGATGAATAAGATATGATAGCGGAATGGCCGGTACTGTAATGGTGTCGGTCATTTTGCGTAACAGCACCACTGGATTTACAAGGTGTATCAAAAGGAAAAGGCCAGTGTATTTTCAACCGGCCTTTTGTGTTACTCAATTTTGTTCTCCGCATCTTCGAGTCCCCTATCTGGGTCCGATACTATCCGTATCGCGTTTTCCAACCCTGTAAATCTCTTATCGCTCATGCCTTTGATTTGATCTATCATGTGCATGACTTCCCCGTGATCGTCCCTCATAGCTGCTCTTCTCAGCTTTAAAAGCGTGTTCTCCATATCTTTCTGCCATTCTTCCGCCCACTCACTCATAATTTCCTGCTGTTTTTGATATGTCTTTGCCCTCTTTAATTTCATTGATATTGACATATGCTTTTTCTTTCCTGTTTTCTTTTCTTCAATTATTATCCCATTTCTTTTTGCAGCTTCTCTAACAAACTCATTCATATTTTTGTCCCCTATCTGTGATAATCATAATATTATTATAAATGATATCTTGACATATTGAAATCAAAATGTTATATTTTAATCAATAAATACATGGTTCCCTTCGGCTAGTACACAGTGCTGGTCGTGGATTGAAACGATTATCTTTTGGGTTTGATAATGACCATGTATAAGTAGCTACAAAAAAGAGGGCTGTCGCGACAGTCCTCTTTTTGTATGTATCACCTCTATTCCAGTCGTTTTAAGACTTGGAACTTATATCCTATCTCTTCAATTTCTTCCACCGTCAGGATTTTGCCTTCCGGTGGACGTCCATTGAGCTTAAATACAAGCGCCGCCTGTCCAACCTCCTGTGTAAACATCTGGCGATTTACTGGGATCTCTGTCCCCAAAAGGGTTGTCATGATCTCAGCGGTTGACTGATGCCCAATTGCCGAGTCAAGATTACCAGCATGGTCAGATACTATCCTTCTGGCATCATCCAGTGTGATGTCAATAAGTCTGTAGGCACCTGCTGTCGTTAAAATGCTCGTGTTAAGTAATGCTAATTTTCCCATAATTTTTTCTTCCTCCCCTTTACCCTGGGGGCAAGGTAATTTGGCTTTAGCCTATGGCCGCCAGGGGAGTTGCACCCCTGGTACGCTGTCCGGCTCACTTTATTCGATATACAAAGCGTGCTCTACTAGGAAGTCTGTAATTTTATCCAAAGGAATTGAATAGATATTGATCTCTCCACGAAACATTTCATAGCCGTATATTTCTTGATAGACTACGCCTTCACGATCTGGTTCTGTGGCTGGAAAATGGCCTGCGTCGCTGTATTCTTCTAAAGCTGCCTCGACCAATTGTTCGAGTGCATTTTTTGCATTTTCTAGACTCGAGAACACTCCTCGAAGGGTTATATGGCGATCTAAGCTATATATTTCTTCTTCGTTACTTAATATATCTATTACCACATATATATTTTCCATATCTTCTCTTTCTCCCCTTTACCCTGGGGGGCAGGTGATTTTATTTTATTTTATTTTTTTTCCATAATTCCCTCTTTCTCTATTTTTCCTACTTTTCACTTACATCTGTATCTCTCTTTCTTGTAAATGACAATCCGCATTGTGGACATATGACCACGTACTTGTCAGCATAAACATTAGCGTACATGTATGCACCACACGGGCATATTTCTCCGCAATTACCAATTTGGTCAATTAATTCTTCTTCATCCATATTTTTCCTTTCTCCCGGCGTTACCCCGCCGGGTGGGTGAATATGATATTTCATGCGGTTTCTGTTACAACTCCCATGTAACATTACCATACCAGGTTACCATTCTCTATATAATACCAGTCATCTCCGCCCCAGCATTCGTTCAGCAGGTCTTCTCCGGTACAATAGTGCTCATTCTCTACTTCTTCATATCTGATTTCAATTTCAAGCTGTTCAGCAGCTTCTTTTCTGTGGTGACCATCAATCAGGATGAACAGATCGTTTCCGTCCATATCCTGCATCTCTGCATTGATAATGGGGAGTGTTATGTACTCTTCGTCTTTAATCTCTTCCATCTTCTTATCTAAAATTTCATCATCTATAAATCTCTGGCTGCTGATTATCTTCATTTTGTTTCCCTCCTTTGTTTGTTCCCTTCCTTTATCTTGATTACATTATATCACTAAAATTAGTGAATGTCAATGCTATATTCACAAATATTTGCGATTTTTATTTGACTTTCTCCTATGCCTGTTGTACCATATATAAAAGGGAAAGATTTAAGGAGGGATATAAGTGCTGGAATATAAAATAGATATTATCGAAGAGTTGCGTAGCGTTGGCATAAATACAACAAAAGCCAAGGAAACTGGCATATTCGGTCAAGCTACGATGAAGAAGTTTAAGGAAAATGATACAAGCATATCCTTAGATAATCTGAATCGCCTATGCTGCATACTAGAAATGCAGCCCAGGGACATAATTAAATATGTAGAAACGGAAAATGATAGAGAAAAAATACTCTCAAAAATTAGGGATTAAACATTGACATTCACTAATTTTAGTGATATACTAAAGATAGTTAAAGAAGACATCCTTTAACGAATGACCGGGCAAGCGGGGAGAGGAGGAAACATGGAAGACAATATGACAGACAAACAGTTTAAGACAATATTGGAAATGTTCGGCATGATACTCGACGGTTGCAAGGACCTCGAGGAGGCCAAAAAGAAAGTAGAGAAACTGCTGGAAGAGCAAAAAAATAAGTCCGAATAGGACTTAGGAAGTACCAAGGGAGGGCGGGCTTGCCACCGCTCCCCCAGTAAGTAAATTATAACAAAGATAGATATAGATTACAAGGGGGATATAGGAATGAACGAAAGACACGAGAAAATGAGACGAGAAAACGGATATTTTGAGAGAGACGGCAAATTATATGTCCTGACACAGCAGGCATATCTCGACGGTTCAAATGAACATCCATATTATACTGCTGGCGCCATCTGTACCGCCGACGAGGTTGACGAAGACGGATGGCAACCGAATTATAAGGCAATTTGGGAAATCCTTGATTCTTACCGCCCGGAAGACATGCAGGAGGACTGTGCCTGCAACTGGTATGAACCAGACGAAATCGAGGAAAGTGGCGAATATAGTATCGAAGAGGATAGGTGCTGCTGATACGCAATTCAAAAAGGAAAAAGGCCATACATAAAGTATAAGCCTTTTTCCTTTACTAAAGCTTTAAAATAATTATTTCAATCCACATCCTCTCGGATGACAGCTAATGTATTAGCTGATATTATAGTAGCATTTTATTTTGATAAAGTCAACAATAAATGGGGGATAAATCATGAATAAAAGAGAAGAACTTTTGACTACAATGCAAGACGCTTTCATGCATGCCATGTGTGAGGGAGGCACAGAACTCACCGTATATTATGACAAAAATACGGGGAGATCCAGAGTATCACGGGACAGAAATCTTTTTTGCCCTGGAGAGGTTGATGTAGTAACATATGCGCCAGACAGCCGTTTCCCGTATACGGCTGAAGAAATCGAAGAATTTGGAGGCACCGAAGAAGAGGTGCTGCAGGATGACTGGTATAATGAATTTTTAGAGGAAGCCGAGAACATATTAAATATACTCCAGATCATAGATTAAAAACGATAGGAGGTGTTTTCTTGGCTGAAAAGAAAGATATCAAACCACATCACTCCCGTAAGCCAAAATACGACCTTACGGATCAATACTTTGGTTATTTACATGTATTGGAGTATTGCGGAGGGAGTCAATGGAAATGTAAGTGCAGATGTGGTAAAATAACTTATGTTGAGACTCGAAATTTATTAAATGGTATAACGCAGAGCTGTGGATGTAAACACCGGGAAATCGTGAAGCAAAAACGACGGAACAGTGTTGATCTGAGTGGTAAAACCATAGGGGCCTTTACCGTAATTTCCTATCACCACAGTGGTGAAAATAAAAATGTGTACTGGAACTGCCGCTGTAATGTATGCGGAAGTGAGTGCATCACCACCACCAACAAGATAAAAACAAATAAGTCTTGTGGGTGTCTGGTAAGGAAATCTCTTGAAATAGGGCAATATCTGTGCAGAGATTCCCACCAGGAAGGTACTTCTATCTATCAGATCTCAGATCTCAAAGAATATAAGACAAATACCACCGGTAAAAGAGGGGTATCATACGATAAACGAAGCAGCAAGTACACTGCCCGTATAACATTCAAAACCAAACGATATTGGTTAGGATCATATCCGACGTTTGATGAAGCAAAACAAGCGCGCGAATTGGCCGAACAAAATATTTATGGAGACTTTTTAGAATGGTATAAAACGGAGCATCCCAAAAGCATTAATAGTAATAAATGATTTGCTATTGACATGAGCGAAATCTTATCGCATAATAAAGTTGGAAAAGATACTATGTATGTGATTATGACACATACGAATCCCCGAAGAGTGGTGGCTCTTCGGGGATTTTTTGCCCTGGCTCACCACCAGGGCTTTTGTTTATTTAAGCGCTCCAGAAGAATCCGTATAGCACATCTTGCCGGACTTGTCGGCCATTTTCTGCATATTGTGTAAAATAATATCTGTTTTTGGCTGTCAAAATATTGTCAATTAATTGTCAGTATATTGACAACCGCTTCAAAAACTGCTATTATATACTTGCAGATAGAAATATGCTGTATACCCGCTCAACCGAATTAACGTTTAAGCGACATGTAATGTCGTCGGACGCGGGGCCGCCATTTGGCGGTTTTTTTACTATAAGGGGAAAAACATGGATTTGTTTATATATACAGATGAATCTGGAGTCTTCGACAAAGTACATAATAGTGATTATGTTTACGGGGGATTGATACTGTTTGGCAAAAATCAAAAAGAAGAATGTGCAAGAAAGTATTTACACGCAGAGCGTTGTATAAGATACAATCATTACTCAAAGGATGATGAATTAAAAGCCTCTTTTGTTACAAACAGAGAAAAAGGCAAATTACTACGTTCTTTAAACGCATATGTGAAATTCGGAGTAATTATAAATCAATGTAAAGTATTGGATTCAATATTTAGTGACAAAAAAACAAAACAACGCTATCTTGATTACGCTTATAAAATAGGATTAAAAAGATGTTTAGAGAACCTAATCTCCACAAGCGTTATCTCACCTGACAGTATCAACAATATGTATATATTCGCAGATGAACACTCAACAGCAACAGATGGTCGTTATGAGTTAAAAGAAACTCTTGAGCAAGAATTCAAACGCGGAACATACAACTTTAACTGGGATAGATTTTTCCCGCCCATATTTCCGCGCATGGGAGGTATTGTTTTACATTTTTGCAATTCAGAATGTACTCCTTTAGTGCGTGCTGCTGATATTGTGGCAAACAAAATATATAATTGTTCTATTAGTGGAAATTTAAGTGATATACAACAAAAAATACATATTGTACATTTACCTTAGCACACCAGCCCCGGCTCATCACCGGGGCTATTATTATGTCAGAAACTCGACGTCGAGCCAGGCATGTTATTATGCAATCAGACTCATAAATGTATTACGTCCTGCGATACCATCCACAGTAAGCCCGTGATCACGCTGATATGCTCTTACTGCCGCATCTAGGCCGCTGCCAAAACTGCCAGGGCACTCTACTCCCTGCGGGTTGTATCCTTTTAGCATCAACAGGATCTCGAGTGCTGTCACCATGTACTGACACTCTCCCTTGCATACATAGTGACTGCCTAACGCCCGCTCTGATGCGGGACCCCAGATACCGTCCACGACCAACCCAGCACGGTAATCCTGGTTAATACCTGTCTGCAACACCATGACTGCGCCTTTACGGGTTTTCGGCCCGTCATATCCGTCAACCAGGATGGCAGCGCCAGTGAAGTTATTACAGTGGATCTGGCCGTCTCTGATTACAGCATTACCGCCAGATATTGCCGGATTACTGGTATCCGGTTTTGGTGCTGGCTTTCTTCCGCCCGAAAAGTCTCGGTAACAATGGTTGACATCCACCTTACCTCCGTTACCGGTCAGTCCCGGCACGCTGCCAGAGCTGGTGTACTGCCAGATGTCCACATTCGGCACGTCAGGAGCCTTGGTACTGTACTTAGCCACCCATTTCGTGTACTTGTCCAGGGCGCTGCCGATGATAGTCTTATACCAGTTCTCATTGGCATAAATGCCGACTTGATAACCGGCAGCCTCTACGATATCGGCAAAAATTCTGGCTCCTCTGACAGCCTGTCGGCGTGTTCCTTCTTTTTCCTCTTCCAAGTCGTAGTAAACCGGATAGGATAATTTATAACCCTTGATACACCGAAGCACATGTGCCGCCTCGCTCCTGCTTTTTGTATCCGTGTCAGCATAGCTGTACAAATATACTCCGAACGGGATACCAAGTCTCGTACACTCATCTGCATTCCGTTTCCAGTATTTGTCGTCCTGGTTTTTCTGATCCATACCATACCCACAACGGATTATTGCCCCGTCGATATATTTTCTGGCCTGCTCCCAGTCAATCCTTCCGTTATGTTCAGACACATCGATAATTTTAAATGTTTTCATAGTCTTCCTTTCTTCCGGCATTGCGCCGGCGCAAATCAATCTAATAAAATAGGTACTCCATAATCAACACAGCACTGATGCTCTATCCTGCATCCACGGTATTTTTCCCATCCTGGGGCAAACACTGCCGCATCAGCCTGGCTTAATGCTTCTATACTCTTTGCCAAGCACATAAGTGCTCCCCACTCCGGGTTATCAAAAAATGTATCTAGCTCCTCTGTGTGTTCATACTGTTCTCTTACAGCAGCCATCAATTCTGCTCTTTCTTTCTGGATTTCGTCGTTGCTCCGCTCCCGCATAGGCTGTGAAATAAATATCTTCATAGTTGTGTCCTTTCCCCGGTCATTTGCGCCGGCGCAAAAAGAGAGCGACTACTCGCCCTCTTCTCCTGGTCCATTTTCTGCTTTTTTCTTTCCATCCTTGTCAATTAAGTTCCGCAGCATTTCATAAAGTCCCGTGCTTGCCAGACCTGAAATCATACCACCAAGCACCACCTCTGCGTTAATTCCGTTACTCATATTGATAAGTATTGCAATAATGGTGCCCATCGTAAGAGCGGCAAGAGGGATGTACCTGTTTTTTATTGCAGGTATTGCCGTCTTGATTACATAGCCCACCAGCAGGCAGATGCCTAATATTACCGGGTTGATATAGTTTGTCAAAAAGCTTAAGTCCAT